TATCAAATGTATCACCAAGAACAAGAACAGTATCAATACCAGCTGCATCGATAGTAGGAAAGAAAGTATTGTCATAGAATTTTTGAAAGAAATCTAAAAATGCAACACTATCATTCCTAGCACCGAAATGCTGGTCTGTAATAATTGCTACCTTCATTCGTGTGACACTTCCTTGATTTCAATTAGATCAACTGTCTTAGAAAACTCAATTGCTTTCTCTAGTGTTTTAAAAACTTTATAAGCAACCATTGGTTGTGACAAGTTTTTTGCGGGATGATTATATCGTACCATATACATTAGATGAACCCTACCTTTCGTTCTTTAGGTTTATGCTGTTGCTTATTAAATACTTCTGCAACAGACCATTCTTTTTGCTCGCCAATTTCGGCACCAAGTTTTGTAGCAAGAACATTTGCTTGTTCTTGATTGAGTGGTTCGAATGTAAGAATATCGAAACAACGACCTGGACGAACCAATGCTGGATCAACATCACGAATAGATGGTAAGTTCGTAGAGAAAATCATTTTCTTACCTTTAGTTGTAACAAGACCATCGCCCACATTAAGGAAACGATGCATCATTGTATTTCCATCAGTGCGGGATTTTAAAAACGCATCGCTGTCTTCAAGCACCATTACGTTATCATCGCTCTCAATAAAACGAGCAAAGAAACCATCTTTCTCAAGAATCTGAGAATCGTATGAAACAATAGCTGATGAATTTGTATGGGCAAGTAATCCACGAATAAATGTAGTTTTACCAGTTCCAGGTGGACCAATTAACAAAAGAATGTTTGCTGATGATGCCATGTAGCGTTCATAATAATCACCAAGAGATTCACCTTTAAGGAAAGGATACATTTCTTCAACAGGTAGACGATCCCGATTTAATGGAACATTAACAGAAGAACCATCACCATTGTAAACCCACTCAACATGAGATGTTACAATATCAAAGTTAGACTCAACTGTGGCGATAATGGCATCAGCAAAAACTGTATCACCATATGCGCGAACAGAAACTGTATTACTATTTACATCAAATTTTATATAATTATTTGTATTACGTTCAATAATAATACCATTAGAAGAATTACCTTGAACATGAAGATCTTCTTTAAACATTTCTTCAGACCATTCTGCCCACTGTTCTCTATTACAAAGAACACTGGTCTCGCGATTAATAGTTCGTTGACCTGCTTCAACTCTTCGTTTCAAGATTTCTGCGGTAATCAAATCATCAAAATCACTAACACCTAAAAAGATTTTTTCGTTTGTATTTTGGTTCATAATTTTATTTAAGTCAAATTGATTATCAGACGCATCCCAAGTATATTTCTTGAGAGTTCTTTTATTTACTCGATTCTTCTTTCTGCGAATCGGAGGATAGTTTCGATGGCTCACTACTGATGCTCTGTTCAATTGTGATATCCAATCCTGTATCGATTGTGTCATTTATTACCTCATCATCTATAAATGCGTTTAATGTATTTTCTAATTTTTTCTTGGCAGCTTTTTCTTTTTTCCTACCGATAAAATCATCAAACGTATTGTTCTGCTGCATAAATTCAATATAAGCATTATGAAATTCACCACCATCATCTTGATCTTGTAATTCAAATGCTTCAAAAGGCATCTGTTGGATTAATTTACCTTTAATATAGGATTGTTTCTTTTCTTTGGCTATTCTGCGTAAAAATGCATAGTAAATAATTTGTGTAAAATATGCAAATGGGTTACTTGATTTAGAAGGATCAAAATTATCTATATACTGAATACAATTTTCAATTCCATCAAGAATCATGTCATCACGATATGAGTAATTAATAAAATTTGGTTTGTATGATAAATGAGTTGCAATCTTTAAAATACACTCACCAATATAATTGCTAATAACTGGTTTAGGTAAACCATTCTCTTCAGCATGTTTTACTTTTTCTTTCATCTCAACAACTGCTGCGAGAAAGTCTTTATTGTTTACGTAATGAGCCATAGCATTTTTTGCTTCCTATTATTATCAACATACAGTAAGTATACCTTATCTATTGAAAAAAGGCAAACTTCTTTGATCATGCATTTTGCAGTCAATTAGATTTGCCTTGTGTTTCAACAGTGGGTATAATAACCATGTCGGGTTTGATATGAGTTAATGTTTAGTATCGTTTCCTTCTACCAAATAACCTGTAGGATCTTCCTCTCCTAGTACTTCTTCTAGTTCGTCTCCAAAAACATTAGCAAGCATCTTAATACGTTTTCTTGCTTCTTCAGGGGTTATCTTTTCTGAATGAGCATGTTCGATTTCTCCTTCTGCCTCATGCTGCAGAACAATTCTTTTATAATGTGGTATCATAATCTCTTTAAGAGGTTTAATGTAAATAACATTTTTCTTATCTATATCAAACACATTGTCGTTTGTGAACTGGCAATAAGGATGAGCAGTTATATGCTCTCTTCCTTCATTGGGGATAGGGATAGATCTAATAATCATTGGAGAAATTATTTGGAGGTGCGTTGAGTCTTCTTGTTCAAGAACACCCATAATTTGTTCACCAGTAGTAAGTTTCATTACTACATAGAATTCGTTACCAGTTAACATAAATCTACCTCAACCAGTTTAACTTTAAACTCTTCTTCAGCGTAAGTTTTATAACGCTCTGCTGCATGATTTAAAGTATGATTCTTCCAAGACTTCCAATGTAAATCATCAGCAAGGTCAAATAAATTACATGTAGTTTTGCCATCTTTTAAACGCAACCCACGACCAATAGATTGTAAGTTACGTATTTTACTTTTAGATGGTGAAGCAAAAATAACATTTTCTAATGATGGGATATTAATTCCTGTGCTAAAAGTACCAAAAGAAGCAATAATAATAGCGTCACTTTCGCCTTCAGTTATATGGCGAATTGCTTCTCTATCAGTGGTTTCAGTGCCACCATAAACAAAAAATACTTTTCTTTTATCATGCACTTTAGATTTAATAAGTTCGTAAAGAATTTTGCCATGCTTTTCAACGTATTGAAAAAGGACTAGCGTATTTCCTTTAGAATTTACTGCCAAGTTTCGGATAAACTTATTTCTTGGTTCACAAGATACTAGCCAATCCATTTCTTCTTGGTACGTTTTATTTTTACGTTCTTTACGAATCTCTTCATTATATTTTAATAATATACACATGATATTTAGGTCAGCGAGTTTCCCACTATCCATTAATTTCTTGGTAGTGGTGACCCTATGCACTGGACCAAAAACACCCTCAAGAACTAATCTATGAACTTTCTTATTATCAAGAGTTCCTGTAGTTCCTATACGGTATTTAATAGAATCCATCTTTTCCATAACCCCAGTAAGGGATTTGGCTTTAAATTGATGAGCCTCATCACCGAACACTACATTGAATTGTTTAAACCAAGATTTGGGTTGCAGATATACGGACTGCCAAGTTGTAATTAAAACATCTTTGGTAAAGTCTTTAGTAAACCCACTATACAACTTTTGACAGTGTAATTTTGTATCCCAACCATTAACACTAGAATAATCTTCGAAGTCAGTATATAATTGTTCAACTAAAGAAGTTGTTGGAACAATAATAATTGATTTGCGATTATTTTCTAAATGCCATCTAAGGATTGAGTAGATGATTAAAGATTTGCCTGAGGCAGTTGGTGATAAGAGTAATACTCTTTCAGAATTGATTGCTTTATGGATTGCATCGCATTGGTAGTCACGTACTGTGATTGCTTCATTTTTGGACTGAGGATTGAGTGTTTTGACCCATCGCTCAATGTCACTGTAAACGATGTTATTTTGTACGAAGTCATCTGGTTTAACATATTGTAATTCATACTGATTCCTTTCAGCAAAATCTTTTACATAATCAAGCAAGCCGATATAAAGTGTTTTACGAACTACGTCATATAAACGTACCTTACCATCCCAGAGCCTTGCTCTAAATTGAGGTGTAAATCTAGCACCTGGATATTCATAGGTGAAGAAGTCGCCTAATTCTTGCTCGATGCTTGGATCAGAAAACACACGAACAAAGACTTCATCAAGTTTCTCAACCTTTATCATTACATTCCAGCTAGGAATTTCTTCCATTCAACAGCAGTTTTAATTTGCCAGTCTCTTGCTTTAATTTGTCCAAGAACTGACTCAAGAAAATAAATCATGGTTTCTAGATAATCAATTTTTATTTTTAAAGTATTTAATTCGGTATCACCAGAAAGAAATTCATCCATTTCATTCTTCAATGGTTTAACACCTTGCCATTGTTCCCAACCAAGATTGGTTAACTCATCACGTGATAGTTCTCCACGATATAAACGAAATTTATTTTTACGGAGAATATTTGCGTCAGAACTTAACTTAGTATGTTTAAGTTTGACATTGACAAGTAGTTTTAAATACTTAGCGTGAAGTTTGGGAGTAGCTGTGGTTGTTTCACCGAGATAGTTATCATCTATCTGGCAATCAACATCCCACATATCCTGCAATTGTTCTATATTCATAACGACCTCAAAATAACATTATACTACGAATTCGCAAAAAAGTCAAATTAATTATGCAAATTTATAGTGACCGAATTTAAATGTTGCACTACCAATCAAATAAGACACATCAACATTAGTCGATGCAAAAGTAAGAGTTTCTAAAGTTGTTGGGAAACAATCATAGAAAGTAACACTTCTAACAGGATTATTATTAGAATCTAGAATTTGCAATACACCATCAGAGTAGTTCTTTGCAAGTTCATCGTACTGAACAGTATCACCTGCTAGTAGAGTTGTATATTGTTGATATGATTCAGGGAAACCTAAAGAGATAATCCAATTATAGATTATGTTATAGTTTAACATGTTCTCATCTATAATGAATTGAATCTGTAGTGGATCATATGACAATGTATCTCCAGGCAATGGTTGCGTAGAGAATGGAGTCGAGAAAGAAGGATCTCCTAATGTAATACCAGGTAG